TTGCATCGTCTAAATTAGCACGAAGATTTAAGGATTCCATATAATCCTGTCTAAAATTTTCTACATCTTGTGTATATCTGTAAGGTTGTCCGCTCATATTAATATAATAATGATTATGTTTTTAAATGTATTATTACTAATACTTTTGAAAACTAAATAATTAAGCATAAACAGGATATACAGAAACATCTGTATTATTTGTAAATAATTTTTCTGTGCATATTTTATTAAATTCTGCTGTTATAGCAATTTCTAATCCTTTATTATAATCTTCAATTAATGAATTCATCATAGATAAAAATTCTTTAAGTTGTTGCGGTTGTAATGTTGATGTATTAGTCAATGGATTTCTTCCTAATCTATCAAGTGATACAACTTTAAAAATTAATAGTAAATCTTTAGTTTTTTGTTTTTTAATTTCTTCTTCTGTTTTTTCTACAACTATTTCTTTTTCTTTTTCTTCTTCTTCTAAAAGTTCTTTAGGTTTTTTAGTTCCATGTAACATTTCAATTTCAAATGCATTTGGTTCTACATATTCAATATTATTAGCCCATTTAATATCAGATTTAAAAAGAACATCAGAATTTTGAATAACCTTTGGTAATTCCTCAGGTTCTAATATTGATAAAGGTTTTTCTCTTTCAAATACTGGGTGTGGTTCTGCTTCAGGTTCTACAACTTGTTCTACAACTGGTTTTACAACTTGTTCTACAACTGGTTCTGAAACTGGTTCAACAACTTCTAAAGGTTCAATAATTGGTTCTGAAATAGGTTCAGTAGGTTCTGCGGTAATATTTTCCATTAATTATATAATGTTTTTTATCCTTAAATACTTTCAGACGATATTATAAAAGAAGTTGTAGGATTAGTTAATTTACTAGACCTTATAGAATTTAATGTAGGTTTCAACATATTAATAATTGCTTGTTCTTCTTCAACACATTGTGACATTGATTCTACTTCCATTTCATGAATTTTTATAAATGTAAAAGATTCCCATCCTCCATTCTCTCTAATGTATTGATATAACTTACACCAATATAATTTACCTCTTTTATTTTTAACATTCTTTTTATGATGACTTTTACGCCTTGATAAATTTAATGTTGAACCTATATAAAATTCTGTAGGGTCATTATTATTAGATATTTTATAAATATAGCATTTTTTCATTTAATAACTTAAAAGCCTTTTCCTTTAGACCTTGCTAAACGCATTTTTGCAGCCCATTCTTTAGCCTCTGGACTACCTTTGACCAAATAACATTTTCGCTTTAGGTCCTGATTTTTCAGGTCTTTTAGGCCATAACCTCCTAATTCTGTATTACGATTGATATGACGAGCAATTCGTTTGCCTGCATATGTTCCCGCAATTCTTGCAAGTGGTGGTGGAAGACCAAAATATTCACCTGCTGATTCTCCTGCTTTTCCTGCTGCATATGGTATTCCTTCGTTGTTCAATAGTTTTGCTAATTTCTTACCATATGTAGTTCCTTTATTTTTAAGCAAATTACCCATATCATCAAATATACCCTGACCCATAACAGCCTTTTTCCCTTCATTTATTCCAGTCATAAATGCTTCACTATATTTGTCAGGGACTGTTTTTAAAATATCTACTACATTATTCCTTTTTGCATCATTAGCTACAACATCAACGACACTTTTCATGTTATCACCAAACTGACTAAATCCCCCACGAAGCTGATTTCCTAAGTCATCAAAAAATCCTTCACCGTGAATACCTCGTCCATATTGTGCCTGCCATGAACGATTATAACTACTTGGTTCATTATTAAAACTTCGTTGTTCCGGAACATTATAATGGTCAATTTCATGTGCTATAGTAACAGGTTGTTTTACTGCTGGTCTATATCTTGAATTAAATGTATCTTCTTCCTCAACTGGTGTTGCTATAGGAATTTCATAATCTTCATTATATTCTTCCTCTTCTTCTCGTTGTTTCTTAGATTTTTTAGGTTTTTTAGTTTTCTTTGGTTTTTTAGATTCTTCAGTTTTGCGTGCCAATTCTTCAGGTGCGGAAATTGGTTCTGCCTTTTTAATCACTTGTTGATTCTTTTCTGCTTGTTCTTTTTGTTTTTCTAAATATTCTTGATGAACTTTATCTTCACCTTTACCATAATTTTTAATTTCTTCCCATAAACCTTCTGCATATGGTTGAATCTTCTTAAAAGCTTCACCTGACTTTTTCATCCATTGACTAAATGAGTCAGAATCTCCTGCAAATAAACCTTTTCCTTGTAATGATGCACTATGTTTGAGACCTTCACCCATAATTTTATAACCTTGTAATAATGCGGGTCTCATACCATGTGTTTTATGATGTAAGTGCATATCGTGTGATAATTTCGCCATTCTGTCAATCAAGTCCTGTTCTCGTAAATGATTTAAATTCTTTTTCATATTACCTATATTACCTCCTTTTTTCTTTATATCTTTGTTTGAACCAATAATTAATGTAATACCTTCACCAACATGTTTAGTAATATAAGAATTAAATAGTTCAGGTTCTAATTGTCTAAATCTGTAATGTTCTGGTTTAGAATCTACACTTGTTTTAAATCCATGATTTTTCAACCAAGATTTTGCTTTTGATAATTTCCATTCTGGACGATTAAATAATATTGATTGAATTTTTGATTTTAATCCAGAACCTAAAATATTTGAAGAATGTTCTGTTAATGGATTAATAGAACTTGGATTTAATACAACATCATTTTTATTAGTTTCAGTTAATAAAGATACAGGGTCAAATGCACTTTTAACGACTTGTAAATTAGAACTATGTTTTCCAAGAATTGCTGGATTTAAAGTTGTATTTTCTCCGCCTACTAATCCTCGTTTCGCTAAATTATCGGCAATATTTCCAGATTGGGAATGAGTAATTAAATCTACATTTTCTTTTCCATATTTTTCATTTGCTAATTTGTGTATTCTTTCACTATTTTTATACCTATTTGTAAGATGATGTAATCCTAAAGGAATTAAAATATTATTACTCCAATCTTTTGCACTGTCTGTTCCTGCAATAACATGTTTTACTTTTCCTGTTGTAGGATGAACATAAATTTTATCTCGTCTTGTTGAAAGTTCTTTATCTAAAACATATCCGTTTATTTCATTTGCTTCTCGTTTATTTTGATATCCTGCATCAACAAATTTTTTTAATTCGCTTTTATCTAACATTATTTAATATAAAGTATTATTTCTTTATATTTAATAATGAACACAAAACCAATAAAATTGTTATTAATAATATACTTAATTTTTTATTATTATTTATTTATTGTAGAATCTATTATTTTAGGTGGATGTCCTACATGTAGATGGTTAAAGTATAAATTTCCTGAGCGTAACTATTGTATATACTATCAGAAACCATTTGATATAGCTATTAGAAATTGCACAAATTATTGTTGGCGTCCTAATTCTGAATGGACAGACCTTTAACGAATTCTAATCATTCTATCTACTCCTCTAATATATAGTTTATATTTTTTATTATATACTAATTTAAATCCATCTTTTTCTATTAACTCTATATTTATAGACCTAATAGATTTAATTAATTTTCCATTTTCAATTTTCTGTATTAATACAAAGAAAGGCATCATATTTAGTATATATAGATAACTAGTCTTTATAATATATATCACCATAAAAGGTGATAAGATAACCAAGCAGGACTATATTTATCAGCATGTTTCCAATGATGATTCCGACTAAGGAAATCTTGTCTCCTAGATTCCGACCCATGTTTAGTAAAATCCTGATATAACATCTGCCCAAAATGTTTTACATCACCATAATTATCCATTATCATATACTTCTTATCTTTTCTCGTTGAAATACCAACGGGATTTAAACCCAATTTTTTAGCATTTTCTTTGACTTTTTCAAAATCAGAATACTTTTTCAATTCTTGTTTTTTGTTTTCCATTATTACTTTTTATTATTTTCTCTTTATAATAAAAATATATTATATAGAATTCCAAAATCTCCAAATCTCCAAAAATTTATTAAAAATTGAAACTTACCCTAAGAATATTAAAATCTAGGGGGAAGTTTGTAAAAGTGCCAAATTTTTGGAATATTGGAATTTGGTAAGATTTTTATTATATAAAGGAAAGGGGAAAAAATAAAAAAAAATAGATAAAAGATAAACATCAATAATAATAATATGCCCATAATTGACAATCAAAAGTTATACGACTATTGTAAAAGAGAAGCAGATGAGAAATATGAAAAGAGTAGTGCCTATAAATCAGGATATATAGTTCGTCTTTATAAATCCCTAGGTGGAACATATACAGATGACAACAAACCTAAGAACCTTCAAAGATGGTATAAAGAAGCATGGAAAGATGTTGGTGGTGAAGATTATCCTGTTTATAGACCAACTAAGAAAATTAGTAAAACTAAAACACCATTAATACCTAGTGAAATTTCTAATTTAGATGAACAAATAAAATTAAAACAACAAATTAAGGGTGATAAAAATTTACCACCTTTCAAGAAAATATCCAAAAATCCAAAATAATTTAAAAACTTTTTTGGAATTCTCCAAACTTAAAATGACTTAAAGGTTTATTAAGTATATATATTAATGAATTTGGAACTTCTTATGACTAATGAATACCCAGAATTTTCAGTTTATTATTCCACACTAGAGAACGAGCAGAAGATGGCAGACTTCTATTGGAATTTTAGACTTGGAAAGCATAAATATTCAAAAAAATATCTTTATGGTTTTGATATGAGTGATGACACAAGAATGTTATGGTCACAGATTGATATCGGGACTATTATTTCAGACATGTCACATTTCTTTGACCATACTCTTAGAATGTATATTGCATCAACTAAAATTTCAAAAGAAGATATTATTAATTTAACAAAACTAACAAACAAAGTGACCAAATACCAACATCTAAAAAATGTATATGGATTTTATGAAGTTATTATTTCCGATGATAACTTCTATGACAAACTTAATAGAGCACATGATTATTTACTTCCTATTAGCAGATGCAATGTTATTGACTTACGAACAGGAAAAGTAAGACCAATAGCAAAAGACGATTATTTTACTTATAGATGCGATGTAGATTACACAACTAAACGAAGTCCTGAAATGCTAGACATCATTGGAAAGATTATGTGTA